CGATGGTAATGGTACTTTAACTAATCCTGGTAATTTACAAATTGGTACTCCTAGTGCTGTTGGTAATTTATTAGTTACTGGTAATAATACTACTTCTGGTACTAGTACATTAACCGGTAATACTACTGTTGGCGGTACTTTAGGTGTTACTGGTGCAAGTACTCTTACCGGTAATACAACTATTGGTGGTACATTAGGTGTTACTGGCTCCACAACTCTTAATACTTTAGGTGTTACTGGCTCCACAACTCTTAATACTTTAGGTGTTACCGGTACAAGTAATCTTACTGGTGCTACAACTATTGGCACAACTGGTGCTCCTGTTACTACTACCAATTTAACTGTTAATGGTGCTAGTAAAATTACTGGTGATACTAGTATTGGAGGCATTACTACTTTTGCAAATAGTACTTGGCATAAATCAGCAGATGGTGCTCTTAGACATCATTATATAACTAATGGCGATACATATATTGGTTCTCCAAACGCATGGCGTTTTCAAAGTTCATCTGGTCCAACAGATGTAGTAACTATTGATAAATCTGGTAATATGACTGTTAATGGTAAGATGACAGCTAGTGGTAATGTAATAGGTGGTCAATTATGTATTGGTAGTACATGTATTAACGAAACACAATTAAAAATATTAACAGGTGGATCGCCATTTTCTTTATTTTATGATAAAAGTAATTCAACTTCTGCTGCTGCATCAGGTAATAAATCATTTATTGGTGCAGATGGTGCTGGTAATCCACCTGATGGAAATGTATATGTAGTAGGAACTGATACATCATCTAGAATTTCTAGTTTTATTATTAAACAATAATAAATTTATTTTTTCTTAATAAAATATATGAAGTACTTATATATTTTATTATTAGGTTTAATTATTTATTATATAATATCTAGATTTTATGAGAAATATACAGAAAATTTTGATCCATCTCTAGTACCTGTATCATCTATCGTTACTTTAGCTAAAGTAGCACAAAAATTAGTCGATGGTAATGGTACTTTAACTAATCCTGGTAATTTACAAATTGGTACTCCTAGTGCTGTTGGTAATTTATTAGTTACCGGTAATACAATTGTTACTGGTGGTTTAGCTAATATTGGTGTTACTCAACTTGGTAATACTTTAGGTGTTACAGGAGCTACAAATCTTTCTAGTACTTTAGGTGTTGCTGGTGCAACAACTCTTTCTAGTACTTTAGGTGTTACAGGTGCTACTACTATTGGTACTACTGGTACTCCAGCTGCAACTAATAATTTAACTGTTAATGGTTCTACTAAAATTAATGGTGATGTTACTCTTCCTTCGCATATATTAAGTACATCTGCAGATAAAAATTATTTTTACTTAAATAATAAGAATAATACTAATGTATTATCAATAGGTCAAGCAGGTGATACATATATTACTGGTGCTACTACTATCGGTACTACTGCTAATAATGCTAAATTATTTGTTAATGGTGATGTAAATATAGGTCCTTCAAATGTTGCAGCACCTGGACACATATATGGGGGAGATGGTACAATGAGATTTTCATTTGTTAATGGTGGTGATACTTTTATTAATTCACCTAATAATTTTAATTTTTGGCATCAAACAAATGGTAATATAGCTAATATTGATAAATCTGGTAATATGACTGTTAATGGTAACTTAACATATAAGGGTAATTTAAATGGTAAATATTATTTTATGTCACAACCCGTTTTATGTGATGGAGGTAGTGGGTTTCAAACACAAATTTATCCTGGAAATTTACCAAAAGGTATTTTTAAAGTAGAAGGTATTCGAATAGGAACAGGTGTAGATTCTGCTCCAAGAACAAATTATACAGGTGGCACTACATCATATTTAACAAAAATGACTAGAGAAGATATATACAATCCTATAGGTATTATTAATACTTTAGCGTCCTCAATATATGTTAATGGACAATATTCTATTAGTACTTTTAATAATATGTTATATTGTAATGCAGAAGGCAATAATAGTAATAGTTGGTATATATTTCAAGTCACTCAATTAATATAAAAAAATACAAAAACTTAATTTTTTTATTTATAATTTAATAAAAAAATTTGTTAATTAAACTCATCCTCCCTCACCTTCAATCTCGGTAAAACTTGGACACTCATCAATTCTTGTATTAATAATTTAAATGCATATGGTAAAACTACTTTACTAATTCTCGTCGAATTTTTACAGTTAGGGCAATGATACACGTCTTTCTTCGGCATCTTATTCGCAAACATACCACAAATATTACATAAATATACTTCATACCTATCGGATGCTACTAATAATTTCTCTCTTAATAAGAAGGCTGCACCATGTGCAATACCTACATCACGTTCCATTTCACCCCAGCGTAACCCTCCATCTCGGGCACGACCATCCGGTGGCTGACGTGTTAATATTTGTTTAGGACCCGATGCACGTGCATGCATCTTATCCATCGCCAAATGTTTTAATCTTAGATAATATGTAGGACATAAGAAAATTCTGGCTTGCATCTTCTCACCAGTAATACCACTGTACATTGTTTCTAATCCATGATCTTCAAATCCATACTTGCGTAATATTTCATTCGCATCATCAACCTCTGCATTATCTTGAAATGGTGTTCCATCAATATAACTACATTCTAATGCACCTACTTTACTAAATAGAGCTTCTAATAATTGTGCAATCGTCATGCGTGAGGGAATGCAGTTAGGATTTAATATTACATCCGGTTGAATACCAGATGCCGTAAATGGCATGTCATTGGATGTTAATAGTGCGCCTACTGTACCTTTCTGACCGTGTCTCGTACTTAATTTATCGCCAATTTGGATCACCCTTTCACTACGTAATCTCATGTTGTACATTTCATATCCGTCACCATTATATACGTTATATACTTTATCCACTGTAGATGTAACAGTGGATCTATACACATTACTTGCATCTCGATAAATCTTATTTGATTCATCTTTTAAAATAGGTGATACTTTACCAATTAATACATCACCATTTTCTAATACTGTTTCTTCTGGTACATGACCCTTTTCATTTAGTTTTTCATAGTTGGCATCTTTCATACCCACTGTTTTAGTCTTATCCGGTCGAATAAATATATCATCTTGAGATGTAGTCGGATTCTTCTCAATCGATTCATCTTTCTTATCTAATACTGTAGCTCTTAACAATCCTCGATCAATACCACTCTTATTCACTAATTTAGAATCTTCTTGGTTAAATCCTGTATAACACATAATTGCTACTACACAGTTTTCTCCAGCTGGAATTTGATCCACATGTAACCATTTAGCCGCTTTAGTCATTACCAACGGCCTCGACGGATGATATAATAGATACGACTTATCAGTTCTGTATCTGTAATTAGTTGCATAAATACCCACCGCATGACGTGACTGCGAGAAGAAAAGAATATTACGATTACCATAATTGTGATTTGCATATGGTACATTTGATGAAATACTACCTAACATCATCGATGGATGCAATTCACAATGGGTGTATTTAACATATATTTTATCATATCTATTAATTGGATCTCCAGATACATGCAAATCTTTTTCTTTAACATTCATTAACATTTTTTGTTTCTCTTCATTTAACTGATCAAATGTCATTGAAATCATTGCACTTTCAGTACTCTCTACATCTACAAAATCAAATACATCTGGATATTTAATTAAAAAATCATTGAATTTACTTAATTTCTTACCAGAAATATCATCTGGATCAATATCATCCAACATCTCTGGTTTTAATACTAGTTCATTATCCCTTACTTTTAATAAAGGTCTTACTAATCGACCACCATCACAATATAGTTTTAGCTCTTTAGACGTAAAATTTAACATAATACTAACCGTATAATCTATTTCTTGTTTCTGTCTTTTATCTAACAAGTATTCATATAACTCTATCGGTTTATCACTCATACCAATCCAATCACCGTTTAATAGTACTTTAACATATTGTTTAAACTGGTATGGAGTTACACTACTTAATTCTAACATCCTATCTTTTAATAATTTCTTAATAATAGGAATCTGCGAATATAACATCATTGTAGGATTAGCTGTTAAAGACATACCTTTAACCAAACCAATCTTAGCTCCTTCTGGTGTCTCTACCACACAATTATGCGTCACCATATCATTTGCAATAAAGTTATGATGATCACCTTCCGCAGTAAAATCATATACTAATTCTGGTTCAATTTCATAAGTTGAAGAAATTGGAATACCCCATACATTATCTGTAATTAAATATCTTTGTTTATAAACTTCATATGAATAAGCATCCATTTTTGCTTTTTTCATATGTTCTAGATATAGTGAATATATATTATATTCACCTATTACAATTACTCTATCTCGAACTATTAATGAACTTGCATTCAAATATGTAAATTTATTGTCTAAATATACTAAAACTGGATGATCTGGTGTGCATTTAAGCACATTACTATCAATTAATATAATTTTTAATAATTTTTGTGGCATTAATGAAAAATAATTAGACACTCGTGATTGTACTAATTTATTATTTGCATAATCATACGATAATATATAATCATTATTATTAATATCTTTAATTTTTGTTTTAGTACCATCACCCATTGTAATTAATGTATCACCAGTTACACAAACAAATCCTAATTGAACGTTATTGACTTGACGCATTGTTGTAATTTTATTATTTGATGCATCTGGTGATGGTGTAATAATTCTCCGATAATATGCAATAGTTTGCAAATATGACAGACGCTGGAGTAATTGCGCTACACCTTTACGACGATCTGTCCATGTACCAGTTAATAGTGCTGATTTTAATCCATCTTCAATAATACTCGGCTTAATTTGATTAATAATCTTAATCGGATTATTATCATCATTATTTTTCTTCTTAAAGAATTTGGTAATATTATTCATCATCTTTTGATAAAATTGTTTAAATAATTGTCCAAGTAAAACTCCTGGTAACCACAAACGTTTATTAATATACGAATCTCGATCATCTTCTTCTATTCTATTTAAATAACATTGTAATAGTTTATTTACCATATAACCTAGATAACATGCTTTATTTAATAATCCACCACTTACATGTGGTAATAATTCATTTTCTAATATTTTTGTAACATGAATTTTCTTTTGTGTTTCTCTTAGTACTGGATCTGTTTCACTATATTTCTTAGTATTTCTTAATCGTGCAACTAAGAAATTAACTGCATCTTCTTGTGTTCTAATCTCTTTCGGTTTTGCTTCATCACCAATTTTAGCATACAAACCTTCTTCAATTGAATATCTTAATACATTACTCATATCTGTATCTGCATCATCATATACACAATATTTAATAATATCATTATCTGAAACAATACCTAGCGCTCGGAATAATACAAATAATGGAATCTCTGCAAATTGACGTGTTAAACATACAATTGAATCATTTTTATTCATCTTAATTGTAAATACATTTACAATACCTAAAATATCAGGTGTTTTAGAATTAATTTGAATTTGGTACATCTTACCACGATTATAACTTGGATCTCTTTTAGTTAATACTAACGCTTTATTCTCACAAATACGTTCATGTGTTAAGATAACACGTTCGCCAATATTACCACTGGATCCAATAATGAAATAACATCCAGGATCAAAATAACATTCAGTGTTAGGAATATCAGGACGCAATACAGTATTACAATATCTTGATTTAACCATAATTGGGATGCGTGCAATTGGCACTTCTTTATCTTCTGTAATTTGTTTTGTTGTAGTATTACCTGTTTGTGTTTCGATAATATCTAACATCTGTTTTACATTGGCAATTAATTTACCTGAATATGATAAGTGCTTAATACGTGCATCTTCTGGAAAAATTAGTTCATCATCAATTTCATTAACTGGTGGTTTTAAGGCAATATCTGTAAATTCAAGTCTGTGCCTATAAATTTTATCCAAGAATACATTCTCAGAAATAATATTGGGACTTTCTTTTAAAGTCGGAAAAATAATATCATTCACAAATTGATCGTAGGAATCATGCTGAAACTTGTATAAAGGATCACTTGCAAAATAGAAATCAATTAACTTAAAAATAGTTTCTTTATTTATAAGTGAATCGTCCATTTCTTATTATATATAAGAGATAATGTTTATATGAATATTAATTAAATTTTTCAATTTATAAGAAATTTAATTATATATAAAAGTTACATTTTATTAATTAATAAAGATGATCTATATATACTGTCCAAATATTATTCTATTTGTTTTAATATGGTATATTTTATATTTTAATATATTATTATCCATATTAATATCACCTATTTTGTATATAGTATTATCATTAGTATTATTTGCAACTGGGAAATATCATTTATTTCATAATTCACTTGATTATTTTAAGGTATTTTATTATATTGAACTATCAATTAATTATGGTTTATCATGTATATTTAATCAGATATTAAAAATAGATAAAATTAACAAATTTTATTTACTAGTAAAGGTTAAAATATTCTTATATTTTTTCAAGATATTAGCTACTATAATACCAGAAAAAGAAGAGAATATATTAGAAAATGAATTACAAAATGATTATATGGAAATATTAAATAGGAATAGAAAAAGAACTAATAATACTTAATATATGTGTTTGCATTTTAAATTTTTATTAGATTCAAAATATTCTTCAGATTTTCTTTTAATATTGTTAAATGGTTCTGGGCATTTACCTTCAGTTAAACTAGAACTAAATGAACCATTATTCATATATGAAATATTAAGACAGTGTGGTTTGTTATTTATATTAACATTTCCTGATTTTGTATCACTTAAACCAAATTCTTGTAACCCTGAAACATTATAATCCATCCAACCAAAACTTGGAACAATACCATTACTGGGATCACATGGAGAATTAGTTACATACATTTTATCATCACCATTACTATCTGGAACATTTTGATAAATTAAACATAATGGTATTGAATCAGTAATACCGTAAGAATTACCATTAGTTGGTTCTAATGCACCTATTACACCTACATTATAATTTATTTGTTTTAATCCATTTTGTGGAATATAAATCTTATTTGGAATATCTAAACTATTTACAGCGGGAGAATCAAGTGGTACATAATCAGATTTATTTAGAAGCGGTGTATATGATGGTGTGCTAATTTGTGATACTTGTTGAACATATGATCCATCATTAGGAGCTACATTTCTGCAATAATAATTTGAACGACCTGATGTATCTTTTAATAAATTAGATGAAAAATTACCATTAGAATCAACCGATAGAGTTACACAATTTGGATTATTATTAATAACAAAATCTCCATAAACTTTTGAAGAATCTGCTAAATTAACTGCATCTTTTATTATAAAATCAGGATTGCTACATAGATTATTTTCAAAACTATAATTATTAACTGTTCCATTATTTGTAACTGTTAAGCACATATCATTATTCACGAATGCTCCATTTTTAACATTTTGTAGTGTATATGAAATCTGTTTAGATTCATTTTCATTAATTGATAAAGGTTGAGGAAAAATAAAAGAACCAGATGTGTTATTTAATTCTTGAGCCATTTTCTTTATATATATATTATATAAAGAAAATTTTATTATTCATTGTTTAAGATTGCATTATGATCAAGATTAGTATCATTACCACATGCTCCTTCAAATCTTACTTCACGTGTAGTATCTGCTGTCATATCATTATTTAGATATACATATCTGTAACACTTATTACCATTTCTTAATTTTTTAACACTAACAAAACAATATTTATCATTAGGTGTATCCTCAATTCTATTTGGGAACATTAATTGATCAATAGCTGCTAGTGGTAATGGTTTTGTATTATCATTCATATTACATATTTGTAATGCAATATTATAGTTAGTAATCCCTTCTTCAACTGGTTCATAGCTATATAATACAGAACAACCAGCTGGAGTATTTTCTACGCCAAATTCATTAATATATTCAAATCCATCGGGCATTATTCCATCACGTCTAATTGTTTGATCTGTTCGGTATGTATTTGGATTTGTCACTGGTTGATTTGAGTTATCTTCCATTTTCTTATATAATAGATTTTAATAATAGTGATTTAATATCTGTGTTTGCATTTTAAATTTTTATTAGATTCAAAATGTTCTTCTGATTTTCTTTTTGATTTAACATTAGAAAATCCTTCTCCATTTACAATTGTATTATGATCAACAGTAGTATCACAATCACCATCAAATACTATGTTACGTGTAGTATCTGCTGTGAAATCATTATTTAAATATACATATCTAATACATTTAGTACCATATTCTGAATTTTTTACACTAACAAAATAATAATTATCTTTGGTTGCACTATTGGTATTATAACAAAAGTTTGTTCTATCAATAGCTGCTAATGGTAATGGACGTGTATTATCATTTATATTACAAATTTGTAATGCAGTATCATAGTTAGTGGGAGTACCATCTTGAATTGGTGAATAGCTATATATTGCAGAGCAACCGGCATCTGTATATACAAATCCACCTGCCATTGTTCTATATTCTAATTTAACTGTTTGATCTACATTTTGATTAGTTGAATTTGGATTATCGCATTGTTGTTTATCACCTGAACCACCTCCGGACATATCACCTGAATCACCTCCGGATATATCACCTGAATCACCTCCGGATATATCACCTGAACCACCTCCGGATATATCACCTGAACCACTTCCGGACATATCACCTGAACCACTTCCGGACATATCACCTGAACCACTTCCGGACATATCACCTGAATCACCTCCGGATATATCACCTGAACCACCTCCGGATATATCACCTGAACTACCTCCGGACATATCACCTGAACTACCTCCGGACATATCACCTGAACTACCTAAATTGTTATTTTGTTCTTCGTTTGTTACATCACCCATTTTTTCTTTATATATATTATATAAAGATTTTATTTATAAAATTGAAATAAAGAGATAAATATATATAAACAAATAGAATCCAATAATAATGGATTTGGAAGAAGCTTATGAATTAGTTTCTAATTTAGATAATAATAAATTAGATCCTATTAAACTAAAATCATGTCCTGATTGTGGAGATAAAAAAATTATCGATGATCAAATGCGTGGGAAATGTGTATGTGGAAATTGTGGGAGGGAGTTACTTGAATATTTTGATTCATCATTAGAGATATCTAATTGGGAAGATAAAAATGATAGTGATCGATGTGCTCAACAAACAAATATATTTTTACCACAAGCATCACTCGGGACAAGTATTGGTGGTATGAATAGTAAATTAAAACGATTGCATGTTTGGTCACAAATGCCGTATGAAGAGCGAAGTTTATATGACGTGTTACAAGAGATTGAATCAAAATGTAGAAAAGAAAACATACCTAAAGCAGTGATAGATAATGCAAGAAACTTGTATAAAAAATTCACTGAACAAAAGAATAAAGATGGTAAAAAAATTATTATTCGTGGTGATAATCGTAAAAGTTTAATTGCAGCTTGTGTATTAGAAGGTGCTAAGATGCAAAAACTACCACGTAGTCATAAAGAAATTGCCAAAATCTTTGATCTTAAAGTTAAACATATTACATCTGGATGTAGAAAATTATTTGAAGTTATGGATTATAATATTTATGATTGTATTCGATCTAGTAAGCCAGAAGATTTTATTGATCGGTTTAAAGGTAAATTAAAACTGGGTGAATATGCTGATTTAACTAAAAAAATAATTAAAAATATTGTTAAATTAGATATTGCAACAGATCATCAACCACCTTCAATTGCAGCATCTGCTGTCATGTTAATATATCAAATTTATGAGATAGATTATTCAATTCAAAATTTATCCAAAATTTTTGATATATCTGATGTTACAATATCAAAAACATTTAAAAAAATTGTACCATATAGAAAATATATTATGAATGATGATGTATCTGAAAAATTATTTATTAATATTAAAGAAAAAAATCATATCGATTGTGAAAAATATATGATTAATGATAAAATAGAAAAAGACATTGATAATGTATTAGAACAGATTAATAAAAATATATTTGAATATACATTAATTAGTAATAATTACAAACACATTAGTTTAGAACTAAATTAGCTAGTTTATTATATTTTACTCTTAAATCTGTACTATTAATATTAGTTTCTTCTTGCATATAAAATGACAAATGAGCAACATAAAAATTAGTATATAATACATTTTTTAATTTATTATTTTTAACATATGTTACAGTTAAATTATGTTCATCATTATTACCACAATCTTTTATTATATTCCAATCACTACCTTTAATTGCAAAAAAATTAATACTAAATCTGGTTGTAATAGAAATAATCTCATTATTATAATTATAATCTAAAAACGATTTATAATTATCAATAAAATAATTATGTAATTGTTCTGCTTTTGTACCTGATTCCCATAATGAACCACAAAATCCATTTACAGGATATTCTAATTCCATTAATTCTTTTGGTATTAAATTAAACTTATTTTGTTGATAATATGCTGATACACCATTATTAATTGTATTTGCAAACACCAAATTATTATCAGTGGTTCTTGTATAATTTATAAATTCTCCTAATTTAGATAAATCTATAAATACTATATCATCATCACATTTAATTATAATATCATCTTTGAATTCTGGTTTATCATAATAATTATAATAATTTATCCATGAACTCTTTATAGTTGTTTTCATATAATAAAAATTATTAGTACATATTGATTTTAAATATAATTCATCAGAATTATTCCTAGTATAATCCCAATAATGTATTTCATCTAATAATTTTAAATCTAATGCTTTAGTCAAATATTTATTTAATATAATAAGATTATTTTCTCTACCAGCAAATATAGTTAATATATTTTTACCCATTTAATTTATCTAATAAATATTTAACAATATTTATATTTGAAAATTTTTCTTTTAATAATAATCCTTTTGTAACATAACTATTATATAATTCATTATTACTTTCTAATAAATTTAATTTTTCAACATATTTATTTAATAATGGATATCCAAAATTTTTATTATTCATAATAAAATTAGTATATTTTAAATCCTCTTCTTTTAATATCGATTTTGAATCTACATAACATACTGCATCACCATATAACTCTACAAATAATTCTAATTTAGGTGCAATAACTACAACTCCATGTAATAATGCTTCTAATACTACATATGCAAATGTATCACAGTGAATATTATTTGTATCTAAATCAATTAATGGATATAAAAAATATTTACTTTTTGCACAATACTCAAATATTGTATTTTTTGAAGTATCAGGTGTTATTATATTATTATATATATTTAATAAACTTTTAGATATATCTGCATATGTATTTGTATAAATTTTAAATTTACTTGTATTATCAAATATTTTTATTATTTCATTACTCATCTTAAATCCTCTATCTACACAAGCAAAAAATATAAAACTATTTTCTTTTTCTACGATTGGTTTAATATCATTATTATCAATACTATTATGTAATAATATATGTTGATATTCTTTTAAAAATTGATTGTTATTCAATAATATATTATCTTTTGAATAATTTGATATAAATGCAATAAGTATATTTGTTTTATCCAATGATTGAAATTTATTCATATTATTACCATATAATGGATTATTCATTATAACAATTATTTTTTTATAATTATTTATTTTTTTTAAAATTTCTAAATCATCAGTATTATATGTTGTTATAATATAATCACAATCTGTTGTCGTAAATTCATCATAATTTGTATATTTAACATTATTATATGTTTCAGGTATAATATGTTTTAAATAATGTATTTTATTTAATATTGAATTATATTTAGGTATATGTCTTGTTATATAAGCTGTATTAATTACGGTTACATCATGATCTAATTTTGCTAAGGCTTCTGCTAAATACATTATTGTGTTATGTGTTCCACTTATACCATTTTTAAATCTAGCAGTATATCCATTCCAATTTAATCTAAAACTTTCAACAAATATAAATTTCATATTAATATTAAATTTATATTTAATCTATTTATTTAACTAATTACTTATATTTATTTAATCTGTTGTGTAATAATTTATTAATAGTATTCAAATGTGTATTATTTATATCAATATGTAGATCTTTTAATTTATCTATATTATCTAATAATGTATTAACAATATTTACATGTGAATATTTTTCTTTTAATAACAATCCTTTTTCAACATAACTATTATATATTTCACTATTTTGCTCTAATAAATTTAATTTTTCTACATATTTATCTATTACTGGATACCCAAATTCTGGATGGTTATTACATCTTACACCATTAACATATTCAGATTCTAAATATATATCCTGTATAATATTATTTGTATCAATATAACATATTGCATCTCCATATAGTTCTTCAAATAATTTCATTTTTGGTGCTATAACTACAACACCACTTAATAATGCTTCTAATACTACATATGGAGCGCAATCATAATGAATATTATTTGTATCTAAATCAATTAAAGGATATAAAAAATACTTACTTTTTGCACAATAACTTAATATTGTATTTTTTGATGTATTTTCTGTAATAAATATATTATTACTTTTTACATTATTATAAGTACTATTATTTGAATAGGTATTTGTATATAATTTAAATTCATTATTAAATTTATTTATAATTTCTACTGACATTTTAAAACCTCGCTCTAAACATGCAAAAAATATAAAACTATTTTCTTTTTTAGTTATCAATTTAATATCATTCAAATTTATACTATTATATAATAATATATGTTGATAATTTTTTAAAAATGTATTAGTATTATTTAATAAAATATTATTTTTTGAAAATTCTGATATAAATGCAATTATTATTTTATTTGGATTTATTTTATGTATTAAATTACGATTATTATTTATATCTAATGGATTATTCATGATCATAATAATTTTATTATATTTATTTATTTTATTTAAAATTAATAAATCATTTACCATATATGTTGTTATTATATAATCACAATCACATGCATCAAAATCATCTAAATTTATATATTTAACACCTAAATAACTACCGGGTATTATTTTATTAAAAACATGTACAAATATTACTTCATGATTTAATGCAGCTAATGCTTCGGCTAAATACATTGAAGCGCTATGGGTACCACTTATTCCTTTTTCATATCTTGCGGTATATCCATTCCAATGTAATATATAACTCTCTGAAAAAATAAATTTCATAATATATATATGAATTTTATTTTTATAAATGAAAATAATAATTTAATAGATACTACTCTTTATGAAACTGAAGAACAATCTTTAGCAAATAAATATATAAAATCAACTGATGTTGTTTTAGAATTAGGCGCACGTTATGGTACTGTATCATGTATCATTAATAAAAAAATAAATAATCCAAAAAATCAAGTATCAGTTGAACCTGATATAAGAGTTCATGAATGTTTAGAAAAAAATATGATTAATAATAATTGTAATTTTAATATTATTAAAGGATTTATATCTAAAATTCCATTAGAATTAACTAATTTAAATGATTGTAATGGTTATGCAACAACATCTATTCCATCTAATAATAGTTCTATTTCTACATATACATTAGAAGAAATAGAATCTATGTATAATTTAAAATTTAATACATTGGTTGCTGACTGTGAAGGATTTTTAGAACAATTTTTAGATGAAAATCCACACTTATACCAACAACTTAATCTAATTATATTTGAAAAAGATTATGATAACAAATGTAATTATAATAAAATAATTAAAAATTTAAAACTACATAATTTTAAAAATTTAGTATCTGGATGTAATGATGTATGGTCTAAATAATTATGATAATTATGATAATTATGTACTTGATTTATATATACATCTATATCTATCATCTTTAACAACAGCAAATCCATTATTTGTGCACATACCAGAAATATAATTAATATTTATATTTTGATATTTTATAGCGTATTTAGATACACATACGTTATTATATTGACCAGTTGATACTGAACCATCCGAATTAAGTATATCATATTTAAATTTTTTATGTAAATTATAATCATCTGGACATGTAATAGGTGTTTTATTTATTTGATTATATAACATATTACCATTTGCTCTATTTGAGCCATTACCAAAACTTGAACCAAATTGCATTTTCTTTATATACTTTATAAAGAAAATAAAAGATATTAATTATTTAAAGAATTTATGCAACCAATAGTATCATTAAAATCATTTATTAAATTAATACATTTAGTATTTATAGTTGGTGTATTTACTGGCTTGTAAGTTGGTATGATACTTGGTGCTACGCTTGGTGCTACGCTTGGTGCTACGCTTGGTGCTACGCTTGGTGCTACGCTTGGTGCTACGCTTGGTGCTACACTTGGTGCTACACTTGGTGCTACACTTGGTGCTACACTTGGTGCTACACTTGGTGCTACACTTGGTGCTACACTTGGTGCTACGCTTGGTGCTACGCTTGGTGTTATATTTGTTATGTAAGGTACTGATAATAATGTTGGTAAAGTACCTACTGAATGTATTCCACCTACATTATTATTATTTAATATAGTTTGATTATAACCAGCTTTACTAAGACATTTAAAATTATAACCATTATCACTTTTAGTATTTTCAACTAATAAATAGTTACTACTTGGAATAACACATGTTTTACCTAAACCACTACCAGGGGGTGGATAATTTACATCATTTCTAGGCCATATTATTGTATTAACTATTTTACTAGGTACCTCAGTTACACAATCTATATCACCTGTTAATAAATTTTGTACTGTATATTTTGTTAGATTAACATCGCATTTATTTGATAACATTTCTTTATATATTATATATAGAAATATTTTATTGAGAATTTAACATACATTTATAATTATTTGTATCTACATCAACTAATACTGATTTAGCATTGTTACCGCACATTGCAGATAAAACAGATGGTGTTGAATCAGTAGTTGTAATTGAAAATTTAGATACACATACATTATTTGCTTCTGTACGATTATTATTTACATTATAAATAAATTTACTATTTAGTTTATAACCAGCTGGGCAATTTACAGTTGATGTTGGTGTTACTGCTGGTGTTACTGCTGGTGTTACTGCTGGTGTTACTGCTGGTGTTACTGCTGGTGTTCTAGATGGTGTTACTGCTGGTGTTCTAGATGGTGTTACTGCTGGTGTTTTAGCAATTGCAGCATTATATAATGCATCATAACTATTAGTTGTTGGTGTTAATGATTGTGCAGTAAATTGTGCAATATTTATAATATTAGATAATGAATCTGAATCACATGATGCATTTAATATTACTTGATTACCATTACTTGCTTTTTTCATATTCATTGAATATGGACAATTTAATATTTGACCAGATGAACCACTTCCTAAATTTACATTAACATTACGGTTTGTGCTATCAGTTGCTTTAAACGTAGATGATTGTGTATTGCAAACTTGATTGATTTCAATATTATTACCAGTTATATAAGTAGCTGTTGTATTACAATTTGTAGTACTAGGTAAATCTGGTAATTTAATATTAGTTACTGTATTTCTTACAGGTACAATATTTCCTGGTAATAATCTTCCAGTATATCCAGTTGGCGCTACTGATGGTGCTACTGATGGTGCTACTGATGGTGCTACTGATGGTGCTACTGATGGTGCTACTGATGGTGCTACTGATGGTGCTACTGATGGTGCTACTGATCGTGAAACTGATGGTGCTACTGATGGTGGTGCTACTGATGGTGCTACTGATGGCGCTATTGTTGGTGCTACTGATGGTGTATTAGACATTTATTTATATTATATATTTACTTTATATAAAAAATTTCTTTATATCTATTTTTTATACATAAATTAATTCGCAATCTACAATCTTTTTAACCATAATAATTTCCATATTTTCTACAATCTCACTATATTTAGTTTTAATTTCTTCAACATCATCCACATTTTCATCCGATATTAATACTCGTTTAATACCCGCTAATTTAGCACCTTGTAATTTACTTATTAATCCACCTATCTTGGTAACTTTACCGGTTAATTCTATCTCTCCTGTTATACCTGTTTGATTATCTATCTTCTTATTTAATAATATACTAATAAATGCTAATGTAAATGCTGCACCCGCACTTGGACCATCTTTAGGTGTTGCACCACATGGCGCATGTATATGAAATCCAGATGTAAAGTTTTCTAATATCTTATTTACATCATGACCTTTTTCTTTTAAATAGTTTAATGCTGTTGTGTAAGCACATTGAATACTTTCTTTCATTACATCCCCTAATGAACCTGTTAATTTTAATACAAAATTTTTTTCACCATATAATGGTAATATTTGAATTGGTACTATACCACCTCTGCCTGATGTAGTTGCATATAATCCATTAATCATACCAACTATCGGTTCTTCATGAATTCTTTCTGGTTTATATGATTTTTCATCAATGTATTTTTTAAATTGATCCCATTTAACATCTAATAATTCATCATTATCTAAATTATTCACTAATATATCTTTATTAATTTTCATTAACATTAATTCTAATTTATGTTTAATATCTCTAACACCTGCTTCATTCGTATATTCTAATATACCCTGTTTAATTACTTCATCAGATAATTTAATTACTTTCTTTAATCCAATTTCTTCTATTATTTCTGGTAAAACAAAATCTTTTATTATATTCAATTTGTCTTTTAATGTATAAGGTAAAACCTTAACTTCCACAAATCTATCCAATAATATAGGATCTATTAACGAAGAATCATTATAAGACGCCATAAAAATACAATTTTGTAACGGAAAATCAATACCTTGGAAAAATCTATCTTGGAAACTTTGATTCATATTGGGATCCGTTAAATGAATTAATATACTTGAAATTTCATTAATACCATGCTTCGAATTACATTTATCCAATTCATCAAAATATATTATACACCTGTTTTTACCCATCTCCGCTATTTTTCTTATTATCATACCCGGTTGCGCACCAGAATATGTATAACCATGACCATGTAATATTTCACCATCATTTTGACCACCTAATGTTATCTGAATAAATGGTAAATCTAATGCCGTGCTTACACTCTTCGCTAATAATGTTTTACCTACACCAGGTGGTCCAACTAATCCTAAAGAATATCCCTTACCACTTGGATTAGATACCCATCTGGCAATATGTAATACAAATTGTTCTTTGGCTTTATCATGACCATACACTTTCTTATTTAATGTACTTTCAATATCATCAAATAATTTTTTAGGCGTTCTTTCTTCTAATTTCTTTTTAAAAAATTCAGAATCTTCTGGTGATATCCATGGAAATTTAATTAATAATTTTACAAATAATAATTGTTTGTGATAATCATTATTATTACTCTTCATTTCTGATACTTTTTCTATCGCCAATAATTTAACTTTTTCAGGCATTGTTGGATGTATTAAAATTTGTTTTCTATAATCACTATCATCATTAGATATATCTTTTATTAATATCATAAATTTTTTAATTTTACATTGTGATATATAACTCAAATAACTAATTATTACATCTGACAAACTACAATCATTGTATTTTTTATCTTTTGCTAAAGAACATAAAAATCCTGCTAACTGGTAATTTTCTTCCTCACCAGCTAATAATATCTTTAATATATTGTAAAATTCACTAATATTATTCTTATTTACTGTTTCCTTAAAAATTGTTTGGGGATTTTTATATTTAATTATATTGTATTTTATTATATTTGCATTTATTAAATCTTTTATCTTATCCGGTGAATATACAATTATTTCTCCTAATGATAATCCCCTCATTAAATTTTTACCTAATTCACCATCAATCATAGATTCAATATGTTTTCTTTTTAAAAACAACTGATTAAATACAATAATACTACTTCTCATAAATAATGAAATTTCATCTGGAATAAAAATACCTTTTAATACTAAATAACTATCATCTTTTTTAATATATAATTCAAAATTAGGTATAAAAATATTTTCTAAATTACCTTCTCTAAAATATACATGTTCTGTATATAAATCAAAATTTATTAATGAATTGTCCTGTGCAGTTTTTTCAACATATTTAACTGGTAAGAATATATAATTATAAATATCTAACAAATTTTTTTCTTTATTATTTATATTAAAATCATCATTCATCATTATTTCAATCGCAATTTTAATACTTGGAAAACCTACACTGGTTGATAATTTTCTAATATTATACTTTATTTCTGATAATGGATGCCAAAAAGAATCATAATATATTTCATGAGTATCTTTAATTTCTGGTATCATTCTCATCTTACTTACATATAAAAGAATACTACTAATATCTGAATTTAATATTTCATGTGTTAAATCATTATTAACTTCACAAAAATTAATAATTTTATCATTATATAAATCATTTATTAATTTATGTATATCTGTTAATTCATTTAAATATAATGATTTGTCATATGAATGTATGATATGATAATAATATAATTTATGAATATGATCTCTGTAATAATGTATTATTTTAATATATTTGTCATATTCATTTTTTAGAATATGAATTTTTAATTCTCTTATTCGCATATTTCATGTTTTTAAATTAATTTATAAATTATACCCTAATATTTGATTAATTTCTACAAACATCTCTTCTACATTTATATTTTCTGCAGTAAGAATTTGCTCTGCTAATTCTAAAATCCTATTTTGTTGTTCTTCTGATAAATTATATGATTCTATATTTTCTACAATTGTTTCTATTTTTTTCGTCCAATCAACCTTGGTATTTTCTAATTCATAATTAGATAAATAATCAGAATATTCTTCATTAATTATCTTAAGTATTTCTTTCATCTCTATAATATTTTCTTGCATTAAATCCAAATTATTTTCTGATGAATCTAATTCAAATAATCTTGGAAAATTACATTTAAAACTTTCTACTTTTTCATCATAACTATTAAAAAAGTTTAATCTTTTTTCTCTAGTATCAGTATCTAATTTAAGATAAATATTTTCTGTAAGTTGAAATAAAATCTGTGTTTTCATACTATTAAAGATATTATATAACATTTCAAATTCTTCTTCATATAATTCAAATGGTAAGATAGTTGCATATTTATCTATATTCTTATCCCTAGTTGTTTTAATTTGTAATGTCTCCTGATTATTTTTATCTTTTGCCGTTATCTTTAATACACCATCAACATTAATTTCAGCTAATACACATATTTTAGGCGTGCATTTTGGCCTAGGCTCTATCATCACTTTAAATAATCCTAATAACATATTATCTTTAACATAATGATGCTCACCTTGAAATACTTTAATTTCTATATATTCTTGATCATCTTCTTGTGTAGTAAAATAAGACTCTTTCTTGGTTGGTATAATCGTATTTTTCTCTATTAATTTAGCATACTTACCATCTTCTACTTCTAATCCTACTGATAATGGTAATCTATCTATTAATACTACATTATTAGTTTTAGTCATAATAGAATTACCATAAATAGTTGCTCCAAACGAAACTGCCGTATCTGGATCTATTACATGCGTGAGATCTTTTTGAAAATAATTTTCTACAACTTTCCTAATAAACGGATTTTTTGTTGATCCTCCTACTAAAATAATTTGATTTACTTCTTTTTTATTTATATTACCGTCTTTCAATATTTTATCAAATAAAGTTGTAATTTTTGTTAAATATTCATTTTCTAATAATCGAAAGTAATCTTTTTGCGAAATTTCTAAAATATCACCAGAAGATAAATTAATTTTACTTTTTTCCGGATCGTTAATCAATGGGAATTTTTGTCTCAATAAATCCGTGATGTCTTCTCCACCAAATTTTACATCACCCATTAAACTAATGACTTCATAAAAATTACTTGCAGTTTCTTCACTGGTATCAGTAACTTTTCTCATTAATGTTAAATCTGTTGTTCCCGCACCCATATCAAATACTAAAACTACTTCTTCTATAGTATGATAAAAATGTCCATATGCAATACCAGCTGCTGTTGGCTCTGCTAATAATCGTAATAGCGGTAATCCGGCACCTATAACAGCTCTTTTAGTAATATCTTTATCCGATTCAGAAAAATAAGCAGGTACTGTTACAATTACCTGATATTCAGTTTCTTTATTTTCTAAGAATTTTTCTATTTTATTCTTAATTTGTATTAAAAATTCTTGATATACACTCAATAATTTTGGATTATTCGTTAATCTTCGTTTTAAATTTTTATGATAATTTTTAGTTAATAATGCATCATCACCAATTTTAACTTCATTATTTTCAATGGAAATTACACTTGGAATTGGTTTATCTATTACATGTAGCACTCCATCAAAATAAGATAATACTGTATTGTTTGTTCCTAAATCAATGCCGATTAATATCATAATTAAATTATAATATTAATGTTTATATAAATATCTTAAAAATCTAACGGAATCTTTAAATTATTTGTATATACAAATGCACATACAAAAAAAGCCATCACAACATCAATAGTATAATGTGATCTGGTACTAATAATAGATAATCCATTTATTATATTCCATCCTACTAATAATGGTATATTTGTTATAATACCATATGAATAATATAATAATGTTAGCATTAGTGTTAAGGAAAAATGTCCGCTAAATATTTTATCATAGCAAATACCAACAAGATGATCATATAATGTAAATTCTTCTTTTTTCTTCATTGTACAATTTGATTGTTTTGGTAATATTGTTAAATTAATAGTTATATCTCTTATTAAATAAATTACAATCATAAATCCAATAAAAGTCATTACTAATTCTTTACTAAAATTTAAAATTAATGGTATTAATGATGCTATTGCTAAATAATTTACTATCCATTCATTATGACTTAAATCTGGTAATAATTTATGTAATAAATCAAATACTTCTGGATTATCTTTATTACCATAAAATAAATCACCAGTTACTTGTGCATGCGTATTAAAATAAATATGACTTGTAAAATATCCTATTAAAATTATTATAATATATATATATTTCTGCATAATATATGTATATTTTTTTATTAAAAACCCTATGATATATATTCTTCTATATATTTACTTACCGATATTTTTTTAGTATAAAATGATTGTATCATATCTGGTGTGAAAGTATTAACTACCATTTCTAATAAACTATCTAATAATTTTGAATCCTTTTTAAATTCATTATATAACTTATCAATACCAGCTTTAATATCAAATGTTTCTTCTGGTGATGATTCAGACTTTTTATCAACATCCTGATTTAATAATATTTTAACCTTTCTTGATATAACTACTTTCTCTAACTGATTATAATTATTAATCGATTTTGCTAATGTTTCTATTATATCACTTCTTTTTTGATAACAACTTTTAATTAATTTTTCTTTACTTCTTACCACATATCTATCATCCATTATATCAAATAATTTAATCTTAAAATCAATACACATTTTAATAAACTTTTTAAATGTTAAATGATGTTTAATATTTTCTTTTATAAAAGTTAATTTTGGATTATTATCCGATTCTTCAAATAATAATAATAATTGTTTATCTAAATTATCCATATATATTATCTCAATAATTGGTATCTAGATTTTATTTTAAATAACACAATTTAAATTAAAGATTTTTAATAAAATCTAATACATCATTCATTTTTAATTTCTCTTTTACTAAATTATCATTTTTATTAATTTCAAATTTCTTAAATGAATCCTTCATATCTGTATGATTTTCTATAACATCACTTGTTTTCTTACCAACTGTTACTAATTTCTTATTTTGCTTCTTCTCTGCCATCTCTTTTAATATTCGTTCCTGTTCTGCTTTCTCTTTTTCTCTTTCTTTTACTGCTGCTTCCATTTTCATTTTAATTGAATCAAAGTCTGGTGCATCCACGTGTAATTTTAGATCTTCTGGGCTTTTAATATTTTCCGGAAATTTATTCGTAATACCTTTATACACCTGTTTGCTAAATTCATAATTAATATTATCTCTATCTCTTGTTACTTGTTCATATTTTTTTGCAACATCAGGATTATATTTTTCTTTGCTCATATTAATAATATTATTATATAACATATTATTATGTCTCTTTTTGACGAAAATACTTATAAACGTTTAAACGTGATAAAATTAATTAATCCGTCATTTTCTGATTCTTTATTAAATCATCTAATGACATTACCTACTGTATTATTTAGAAAACAACCATTTACTATATCTAGAGAAAAAGCACCTTTGACTGCACTTAAAGAATCCAGATTTTCAAGATACAAATCTATTTTATTAGCAGTTAATGCTCTAACCACTAAATATACCCTAAATTTGAATCCACATAAAGTAATTATATATTCAACATCTCTAGAAGATAAAGTTATTTCTGAAAATTATATTGACCATGTTGGTAATATAATTCGCTGGTGGTCTGCTGTTACTAAAAATTTAGGCACAAATAGAAATTACCATATTACAATATATTTAACTACAATTAAAAAAAGATTACCACCACCAAATCAACCAAAAGTATTAACTGAAGAATACTCAAATTCTGGATTTACTTTTGTCTCTGAACCTCGTGATATTCACATCTTTAGAAAAGAAGAATCCCTTAAAGTCCTAATTCATGAACTAATCCATTCTTGCGAATTTGATTTTAATAATAATCATCTATCACCTTTACCTCTAGTAATTAGAGATGAAAATTTAACTAATGAAGGTATTACTGAATATCTAGCCGTTATCTACTATTATTGGTATGTAGCATCTTTTGCTAATCATTCTTTATTCTCTAATACGAATATATCTGATTTATTTCTTGAATATCTTGGTAATGATTTAGGATGGCAAGAATACCAAATAAATAAAATTTTATTATATTTTAACATGAAACCTACCAATTTATTAGTAAAAAATAACTTTAGACAACAAACTAGTATTTTATCTTATTTCTTCCTCAAAAATTATTTATTTAATGAAGATTCTCTACCAATTATCTTATCTAGAGATTATAATAATATTAATACACTTGTTGATAATATGAAAAATTATATTATTGATTATAAAATGGATGTAGTACTCCATAATTCATTATCTATGAGAATGACACTTTATGAATTATTATAATCTTCTTACAAAAATAAAATTATATTTTATTATAATTTTATTTTAAATTAATTTTTTTACGATGAGCTGGTTGCAGCCTTGCCTTTGCCCTTGGCAGCCGCAACTTTCGCTGGCGCAGCCTCAACTTTGGTTGTGGTGGTGGTGGTTGTTGTCGCACCTTCTGCCGATTCCTTCATGCGGCGGTAGATGACCGCAAGGTTGGCATTGATTGAGCTAAAGTCGAGTGTCTTGTCATCGCTTAGGCCAAAGAGTGTGCGAAGGTTCGCATCAGGAAGAATGACTTTACGGTCATAGCCCGAGTCACGGCTGGGATCTACTTTGTAAAGGTTCTTGGATTTAACATAATCATAAATGTGACCGCTGAGTTCAGTGCGGCGCATGAGACCAGACTCGGGGACAGCTGTGCCAACCGCTTTGAGGAAGGCAAGTGCTTCAACAGGCACTGCAACTGGCTTGAGAATACCGCTATCTACCGCAACACGGCGAGTCTTCTTGCGCTGGCTTTGCGCACGGAGCTCTTGGTTGTGCGCGCGGCGGAGTTGCGTAAGAAGCGCAGTTAGCGCACGAGCCTCCGATGTGAGGTTCTTGGCGCGCTCCGATAGCGATTCAAATAGTTCATCAAATGTTACTTTCTTTGTCTCATTTTCATTATCTACTTCTTCATTCTCAACTACTTCGGGCTTGACTTCAACAACAGGCTCGGGTTTAACTTCATCTTTAACATCTTTCTTTGTTACTTTGGAGGCTACTTTAGCAGGTGGCATTTTGAATTATATACTATATATGCTTTGTTGTCTTTAAGTAATTTATTCGTAAAAACTTTTATTGTCAATTTTTTTATTTTATACCAAACAGACTTAAAACTATACTACTGTATTATTCATATATGGAAAAGATTATTAATACTGAAACCGATAGCGATGTTAAATTAAGAGAAGAAGTTAATAAAAAATATGAAACTCCCTTCAAAATCGAAGGTAAAAGTGAATTATTGTTAAAATCCTTACATTCTTACTTTACTGAAGAAAAATTCAAAAAAATATTACCATTGATTACTGGTGAATCAAAGATATCTTTACGTGTTATTGACTGGTTTGTTACAAATTATTCTAAAAAAAATCAAATTATCTATAAAATTAAAGAAAACAATGAGGAATTATATATAAATATTCATACTCATTACCGTAGTCAGTTGAACGCTTATGGCAAAAAATACATCGACCCATTCTGCAGGGGTAAAGATAGAATTATGTTTAAAGTTTCTGAATCTCAATGTGTTGTTTCTAATATTAGTCAATTAAATTTTTTTAAATGGGCTCATCAATACAAAGTATTAGAATATATTGAAAAACATTATGAAATTATTGTTAAAGATATGTCTGAAACAATAAATAATACACCTGCTTCTAATAAAAGAAGAATATTTTCATCTAATACAGTTAAAAGTTTTAACAAATATGAAGATGGTATCGATATTGAAGTTAATATTAATAAATATAATTAATCATCACTATCAGATTCTTTTGACGAATCTGAACTTTCATCATCTGAATCAAATATAATTCTTTCTTCAATAAAAGATAAATTATAACAATTCTTTTCTTCTATTATTTCTGGTTTTATATATATACCAAAAGTTGTAGCATCACTATTGTTTATCCAAATTGCATATATTTGTATAATCATTCTTATCTTCTTATTTTTTGTTAATTCTTCAATACTAATCTCTTCATTCTCTTTTTTTACTACTGTACCATTCGTTACCTTTATTTTTAACATACCTTCCCCACATTTATCTAATTCTTCCGTTTGTTCAAACGTTGATGTTACATCCTTGTTAATCTCCTTTATAATTGGTACAAATTTTACACCTTTTAATTCTTTAAACCAAGATTTTTTATACTGATTCGCATCAAATAATACTTTATTCTGTAAATTATTTAAAAATTGCCTAAACCCTAAACATGATACACCTCCTAACGGTAATAATAATTCATAATAATTTCTTCTCTTAACTGCACCAAATATATTCGTTAATTCTGGCGTCTGTATATATATCGGACGCCCCTTCTTTCCATCAAATAATTTTATTATAATTCTATCATCAGATTCACTAGATTTTTCAACATCATCATATACAATATTATTTAAATCATATTTATGCGGTAAATATGGAGATTGCATCTTAAAATATTAATATTTATATAATTAATATTTTAAATCAAAATTATTTACTTACGACGAGTCGCCTTTGTCGCCGTAACCTTCACACCTGTTACTTTCTTAGTAGGCTTGATCTCTTCCTCTTCCTCTTCATCTTCCTCCTCTTCTGCATCTACTTCTTTAGCCACAACCTTTTCATTTGTTTCTTCATCATCTTCAATATTATTCGAAATATCAAGATCCTCGAGTTTATGTTCTACTTTCTCAATAACATCATCATCAAATTGAGACTTTGCAAACATTGTCTTGGCACTGAGTGATGCAACATCATCTTTCATCTCAATCAGCATCTGCTCGACTTTAAATGATGCACCATACTTACCAGGCATCTTCTTCTGACGCCAAACCTTGCTCAGACTCACAATCATACGGTAACGAAATTGTCCGCGACGGAATTTCTCCTCAAATTCCTTCGGCGTCTTAATCACAACTTCATCATCAATGCCATCCTTGCGAACAAAGAATTTTGTCGCAATCTGCATTGATGCACCTTCTGTGCGGAAATTAAAACGAATGTACTGCAGTGTCTCGCCATCTTTTGTCGTCGATTCACCAATAATATTTTCAAGCTCGAATTTCTTCTCATCTTTCTTACCAACAATCGCTGCCTTATCCTTAATTAGTTTATCCTGAAATTCAACCATCTTCTCCATTAGTTTCTTCTCTTCAGGCGCATCTCCAAGATAGCAACGCCATTTCGCACGCTCACTATCTTCCTTAAAAAGTTCATTGCCCTCACGATCTTTCGCAGGAGGTAATCCACCAATGTTAAAATCCATTAGCGGCGTCTTCATAAATAGTGTTGTAATTGTTCCATCTTCATGTTCATATTTAGGTAGCGAAAGTAGCTGATATTTAGAATATTCATTCTCTTTCACTTCCTCAATTTTAATACGATTTACATCAAGTTCATTATATGCGACGATAGTACGATTCTTCGACATTTTTATTGTTTAATTGGTTATACTTATTATACAAATATGCCTTTAAAATAAAAAGTTATCAATTTTTAATTATTATCAATTTTTATATATTGTAATCATACAATGCAATCCAACGAGGATTATTAAAATTAAATCCTATTACTTCTTTTATAGGCTTAGCTAAGCCTGCATTATTTAAAATATTAATGCTATCCGTTATCATATTGTATTTATGTGTTCTAATTAATCGTTTTAATCCAGATTTAACATCATAATAAGATACACCATAAGTCATACTCTGTTCAGAAAATAAATTATTTTTAATTAAAATAGATAGTTTATTTTTCCTAAATTCATAAATTCTACCATATTTTATATTCGATTTTTGAAAATCCGTTTTATGTATTAAATGTAATTCTATTATTGCATCCACTAATACCTTTAATGGATAATTAATTTCTACATTTAATCCTAATATATTCATTATTTTATCATATCTGTCTATTTCTTTACTAGAATCTACTGCATCTATATCTTCACCTGATTCAATATTAGTATTTTTAAATTTAGATTCATCTTCTACTTCAAAATCATTAATAATAATTTTGGGGTTTGAAACAGTTACGTTTAAATTTGCTTCCATCTTTTTATTATTAATTTTCTATTATTAATAATAAATGAATTTCAATTTTTATTTTCTAATAAATAAATTAAACTATAAATATATTACTATTCTTATTAATTAAATCATCAATAATTGTATTCTCTTCTAATTTAATAACACCCTCTGTCTGACTTAATCCAACACCAATTTCAGAAATATTTAATTCTGTATTCTCTAATAAATCATTATCCATCATTAAATTACAATATCCTGTACCACCATTAATCATTCTACCAATAATAATTCTCGATGATACACTCTTTAATTTATCGGTTTCATTAAATGCCGCTGCATTCACAAATTGTTCCATTGTACGTTCAAAAGACGCCCTTGATAACGGATCAGTATCCTGTCTATTAATACCATTTCTATCAATTGAAATTAATGATCCACTATGTGTCATTACATCTACTAACAAACTAATGTGATGATAATTCACACTCGTAATCAAATCTCTTACTTCATTAATAATTGCATTCCTTACTGCCTCAATTCCAAAATTAGCATAAATAGCATACATATCATTAGTAACTGTTTTGGTATGATCGATACCTAAAATTCCTCGAATACCTGACATATTAATACCTTCTGTCTGTAATATATATTGATCTTTATTCTCAATTGATCCATCTTCCATAAATTCTAATTGTGATTGAGATATGACATCAACTGTACTAACACCTTCTAATCCTTTCAAATTAAAATACGTCAAGATATAATTCTGTAATTCAATAATCTTACTCATATCATAATTGTTTAGATCAAAACGAATATGAATTACTGGATTAACTTCATTTTCATTACTGGATAATATCACACAACTTACAACTCTGTTAAATATATCTTTCTCATATTTGGAAATTGTCTTACTATTATTTATCTTATCCCTCCAAAATTTCACAAAATTTATCTTAATATCAAATAATTTTAATTTCTTCGCATACAACATCTCCCGATTAATACTAAATCTAAACATCCACGGTAACTTCTTTAGTTCCAATTTAATATCATAGATCTGCATTGCACTCTTAGGATCAATTTTATCTAATTTTAAAAATCCATTGATTACATCCGGATCATATCCAATATCACCCTTTAATACAATATCCTGTAATGTTAAATAACTAATATACGAGGCAATTTTATATGCACTCTCTTTGTCATATCTATATTTCTTATCCAAATATATATTTAATATTGGCGTCTTAATCACCTTTGTACATCTCATAATTTCATTCATTCTCACTACACCTTGAGTACCCTTTTTAATACCACCCGCTGAATGCTTCGTGTTCAAGTTCAATTGTGTTGATCTTTCTCCCATGCTTTGAGCACCTAATACACCAACCATCTCACCTGCATCAACAATTGCATCATTAAAATTACTAATAATTTCATCTTTAATCTTATTTAACTTCTCTTTCGTTAATTTATAATCAACAATACACTTTTTAGGCGATAAATATTCATGTACCGCAATTCTAAATATATACTTATTATTATCTTCCATCATTTTACGAATATTATTTTGATTGTTATTCTTACGCTCACTATCTTTCATACAAAATAATTTTGTGTTTTCAGATGACATAATCTCTTCTATTACTTGTATAACATCTTCATATTCTAAATCTGATTTATCTTTACCATCAACATATGTATTAATAATTCTAAAAATATTAATTGGTAACATATATTTATCCATTATGGTAGTATAGTTACCTGTTGATTTAATACTAATTTGTCTTAATTCATCTCTCCATTTTATTAATTTTTTATAATATTCCTCATTTAATTTCTCTTCTTTACTCGATTTTAATTTACCAAATACATATGTTTTTTTAATATCATCATCACTCATATTAATAATATTAATCTTCACTGGCTTTTGTTTAATTTGATCCACATTAGACCCACCATAAAAATATTGGATAATTTGATTATTTGCACTTCGCACTAATCCATCATAACAAATCATCACATCTTCCATACCTTTAATGAATTTTCTCTGAATATAACCAGTATCTGCAGTACGAATAGCAGTATCGATTAGACCATCTCTGCTAGCCATCTGGTGAAAGAAAAATTCCTGAGGTCTTAATCCTTTCATGTACGAACTAGAAATAAATCCACGTGCATGTGGTGTGTCGTTGAACTGGTGATAATGCGGTAATGTTCTATTATTCACTTTCTTTGCAATTCTTTTATTGTTCATATTTGTCTGTCCAACAATTGTTGAAATACTACCCAATTGTTCTACTTTACCTTTAGCTCCCGAATCAGACATCACATAAAAATTATTACTAGAGTCAATTGAATCCATAACTATCTTACCCATATTACCAGCATGTGCTGATAACATAGTTGCCAAGTTATTTTCAAAAATAGTCTCATCTAATAAACCAGGATGATTCTCCTGCTCCGTAATTAAATGCTTTACTTCATTTATTAATTTATTCGTTTTTTCTCGTGTTTTATATAATACTTCATCATCAATAATACAATCTTTAATACCAATTGTAAATCCTTTTAATTGTAACCACGATAAAATTACTTTCTGCAAATTATCAATAAAATCTCTGGTTTTATCTCCACCATATTGATCATAAATTGTACCGCTAAATCCATTTGCGTCGTTTAATAAGTTATCTCCTACTTTACCAGAAATAAACTTACCATTCTCTACTTTAATTTTTGATGTTTGCAAATTAATATTCGGTAATATATAACTCATCAAATCGAATGTACTATATTTATCCTTTTTAGGAATATCCATATTCGCAATATCTAAATTCTTAGTATTCATTAACGTCTTCATAATTCTATTCCACGTTAATGGTTGATCTTTCTCTGTAAATAGATATGTTCCTAATACACCATCTTGCACTAATCGAATAATCGGTTCTGTATTTCTTGGCGAAATAATTAAACTTGTCACATTCGCTAACATCGATAATTCTACTACTGATTGAATAGTCTGTGGTACGAATACATTCATTTCATCACCATCAAAATCAGCATTATACGGTTTGCACGCACTCGGATTCATCCTAAAAGTTGTAAATTTGTCATTTAATGAAACTTTTACTTTGTGACCCATCATACTTAGTTTGTGCAAACTTGGCTGACGATTAAATAATACATAATCACCGTCAATTAAATGACGTTCAACAATATCACCATATTGAATTTTAATCGGTCTATTTCTATATCTAATATCATATGAAACACCATTTCTTTTAATAATCTTAATAATACCAGGATAAATTTCACGACCATTTTTTACTAATTTTGTTAAATAATCATAATTTTGTGGCGTAACTACTTCAGGAAATGGAATACTCATTGCAATTTTCAACGGAATACCTACTTCATCAATACCAATAGTTGGATCTGATGTAATAACTGCACGACCAGAACCTTCTACACGCTTACCATTAAGATTCTGACGAATACGACCAGTCTTACCAGAAATTCGTTCAGAAATTGATTTAGTTGGACGACCACCAGTTTTCTGCTGCGATACCGGCAAATTAATATCTTCATTATTATAATATGTCGCTACTTGATACTGTAATTGTCTAATATAATCCTCATTGTATTTCATATCTTCACCAGATGCAGTCTCTTTATCCAATAACTTACGAACTTTAATATTATATTTAATAATATCCGCTAATTTATGTGTTAATGTATCTTCAGCTGGTACTGCAGATAAAAAATCTTTTTTTGCTGGTGGTCGAATTGCAATCGGTGGAATTGGAAAATTAATAATAATCATATCTTCCGGACGCCCTTTTACTGTGTCAAATCCCATAATCTGGTAATCTAAATCAGAAACATTCTTTAATATATTATATACTACCTTCGGTTTTAATACTTCAATTACTCTTTTTTTACCTAGAGTATTTCCACCATCTTCTTCTGATACTCCAGATAATTCTGTTTCAGCCTGTAATTGAATACTTCCCGCTGTATTACCAGTTGTAATAATTTTTTTAGTAATAATTGGTACAGGTGATCCACATGCATAATCAGTTCTCTGACAATATTTAATACCAGATGTTAATTTTTTAATTTCTGCAAATCTTACTTTACCATATTTATTACGAATAACTGTATTAATTTCATCAATCGATTTATTTATTAATATTTTTGAACAACGAATACATATACAACCTAATATATTTTTAACTGTATTTATAAATCCCATATGCCATACTGGTTCCGCTAATTCTGTATGCCCAAAATGTCCCTGACAATTTTTATATTCTAACCCACATGTTGCACATAAAATTAAACTATCAGCTGTGCCTAATCTAGGATCTACTAAACCACCCCTTTTTGGCTCTAATAAATCATACGTTTCAGCAATATTAATACCATATGTATCATTTACTACTGCAGATGCACGTTTGATTTCTTCATTTCCAAATAATGTAAATTCAATCCGATCAATATTTGTAATTTCATCAAACCTTTCTGTCATATTTTATTTACAGATTGTATTTTTAAATAAAATATTAAATAATTGAAATATCAATTTTATCTTAATATATTCAATTATTTAAGTAGCTATATTAACCCCATATAAAAGGACATTTACTATATAATATAACTGATAAATGACTGAATCTAAATCAAAATTAACCAGTGAATCTTATAAATTTAATACACCATGGCATTTATGGTATCATCATGAACTAGATAATTGGAAAACAAGTGGTTATCGTAAAATTTTTACATTTAATACCATTAAAGATTTCTGGGATTTACATGATAATATTGAATACATTGGAGGTATTAATAATCAAAATTTTTTTCTAATGCGTGATGGTGTAAATCCAATTTGGGAAGATCCTAGAAATAGGAATGGTGGTTGTTGGTCTATTAAATTAATGGAAACACATCGTAATTTTACAATTTGGTTAAAATTAGCATTAAAGATGGTATGTGAAAATATGTTTAAAGATCCTAAACACGATGAATTAAAAATAATTACTGGATTATCAATAAATTTAAGAAATTCAAATACAACAATAATTAAAATTTGGAATTCTGATACTAAATTTAGTTCGATTAAGATGTTAAATGATGATATTACTAAAGATTTTGGATATAATATTATTTATAAGAAGAATAATGTAGAGTACTAAAGTTGAAAAATAAAATAATTATTGATTAGAATAATTATTTTAAAATGGCGTTTGTTACATTTAAGTATATGAAAGATAATACTACTATTTCATATGATACTATAGATAATATTAACTTAGTTATAAATCATCCATTAATGTTTAATTATTTATCTAATTTTCAATGGGATAAATATATTATACATAATATTAGTATTGATAAACATGTTATTATTGATTCTAAAATTAAATTTATTATATTTAATATGAATTGTATTGATAGAAATACATATAAAACTTTTATTATTAATGTTGTTTTAAATTCTTAACAAACAAATATTTTGGTGTTATTTAATTTATTTTTTCTTAAAAAGTCTTTTTGATTTTTTAGGTGGTTCTGTTAAAAATGTTTCTATATTATCAGGTTGTTTAAATATTTCTAATCGTTTAATTTGTTCATCTATAATTTTTGCATATGGACTTTCTTTCTTTAATCCAATACCACCTGTGAAATTTTGTACTGGTGGTCTAGTTAGACTATTTTCTGGATTAGTTGGTGGTTGTAATGAATAAGGTGATGGTGTAACTGATCTAGTTGCTGAAACTGACACAGTATTTACCACATTTGGAACATTTTGCACATATCCTGGACTTAGTGCATATGAACTATTTGCAAGTGCTTGTTGTATTACACTCGATGGTGTGGCTGCTAATAAATCTTCAGGTGTTGGATATTTATTTGCTTCTGCTTCCCAATCTGGATTAATATTACCATTTGGTAAATATAATGGTATTGCTAATAAGTTATAATTTGGTTCTTTTGAACAATCAACATCTATACATTCTTTTGCTGCATCTGATACCATTTTAGAAATTACTCTTTGATTAGACTCTTTACTTTTATCACTTACACCTGGAATAATTGGAGTTTCTGATCCATCGGTACATGAAGGTAATGTAATAGTTAAATTATTTGTCAATGAAGGTGTTGCTATATTTTTTGGGTTTGATAAAATAACATTAGCTCCTATTTTTGTGCAACAACATTTAGGAATGATACCAAAGAAATATTCTGCTGACTTTTTATTTGCTTCTATAATAGCTTTTGCAGATGGACTAGATTGTGCAATACATCTTGCCGGATCTGCACCAGGGCAATTACATGCTGTATTTACTGCACTTGAACATGGTAATACTTTATCACAAAAATATTGTACAGCTGGCTTATATGTTGGTGTTCTTAAATCTTCTAATAATTGTTTAAATTCAGCTTCATCTTCATTCGTTGTTGTACCTGATTTTCCAGCAGTATTTTTTCCAGTATAAAAAAACATATCTTGTCTTACTAAATAAAATTTATATAATCCTGATGACATCCAATCTAATGTAGAATAACCTTTTGCTAATGAACCATAACCTGGTATAACAATACCATTAAAATATGTTGCTTGTCTTCCATAATGTATGCCTAATGATATTAATAAAATAAATAATATTATATAAATAATAAATCCTGGCATTGATCCTATTGTATAACTATATAAACTGTCACTTTTAATTAATTTTTCAACTACTTTTTTAAATCTTTCACAGTCTTCATTTCCTCCCCCTTCCATAGATGTATTATTCTGTAAATTAGTATATATAAAATATAATACTAATATTACTAAAACAAGTATCACACTATTTTTCATAAATTAATTTTTGAAAAAAACTATCAAAAATTAATTTATTAATTAAAATCTTAATTATTTTTATACTGGTGTATTTATTGGAGTTTTTGGTTTTGATCCTGGTGTTCCTGATGGACATTCTGGATTATAATAACCTGGTTCATTACAACATGAGCAAGGAGCTACTGTACTACAAAATGCACTTGCATATGTTGCATATTGATTTCTTCCCTTAAATGAATTTACTAATGATTCAATCTCTACTTTCTTTTCTGTAGTTGCATTATTATTTTTAATATCTAATGAATCCTTTGTATATTGATCTAAACTTTTTTTAATATATTCTCGATAGCCCATATTACTTAATTTAGATACAGATACAAATGAAAATGTAGCAAATATTATCGCAAATACTATTCCAAAATATAATATATATCTATATTTATATGTAAATGGAATACAATCTGATGGAATTGGTGGGCCAGCACCACCTAATTGAATTTTAAAATTTTCTGGTAAATTTAAATAAAAATATGCTAATCCTATTATCACTATTAATAAAAATATTACCTTATTTGAAAATATTTTTCTATTCATATAATATTTTTTGATATTTTTCTATAAAAATTATATTTATTTTTTATAAATACTTTTTACTAAATCTACTAAACTCTTATATTTTATTATAATTATTACCAATATTACTATTACAGAAAAAATTAATATTATATATTTAATATGATCTAAATTTATATATTCAGATGATTGATCTGTTGTTTGTGATGATGGTGGTGATAATGTTGTCGATAATGATGGCGATAATGACGGTGATAATGATGGAAAATATTCATATATTTTTGTTGTTATTATTTCATAATACGAATTATTTTTATTATATTTGCTAATAATATGATTATTACTATTTTTATTTGTTTTAATATTTAATTTATCTACACTATCTACAATAAATTCAAGATATTTATCTAATAAATTTTTATTACTAATATTATTATATTTTGATTCAACAATATTATTCATAATATACATAAATATTTATTTTAATTAACTAGAAACAATTGCATTACATATACTCTGTAAATTTTCTTCGTTATAATATTGATTTATAAATCCAATCTTTTCTTGTTTATCCATCATTGCATATTCATCTAAAAAGATTCTTATTTTTTGTTCTCTAGTCAATAATACACCTTGTGCCATTAATCCATTCGCAATTACTAATATCATTATAATAAATCCTAATATAATACATAACAATCCAGGTCCTGTCATAACTCTATTTAATATTATTTTTTTTGACTTTTTTAACTTTTATTTTATTCTCTTTTAATTGACTAAAATAAGAATATCCTTGTAATAAACAATCCGCTAAATCATCTTTTTTACTAAACCCATTTATAAATTTATTCCATTCTTCATTTATTATACTCTTACAAAACTCTATAGATTTTTTCTTACCTTCTGCATATGATAATTTTTCTGGTTTTACATCTTCTGTTTTATTCTCTTCCTTTGTTTCCGTTTTTTCATTAATTATATATAATGTTGTCTTTCTGCTAGGAGAAATTAATTTTATGTTAATAGCTTCTAATGATTTTTCATCTACTACTTTTCGTATTAAAAACCACGCGTATAATGTATCGGCAATCGCTTTCATTTTTGGATTTTTAAATGTTGGCTGATTTTCTATTAATACAACACTAAAACTCTCAAATATAATTTTATCTAATTTTTCTATTAATTTAAATTTTAATATCTCCGTTGCATCACTTGTTTTATATATTTCTGGACTTGTATCATGACTATCACATATATATTTATTATTTGTTCCATCATCTATATGATATTTTGATTTATTGTGACATCCTTCTACATAACAATAATGTTTAACTCTTATTTTTTTACAATGTTCTTCACAATAATATTTCTGATTATATAAATATAATCCATCATTTTCACAAAAACTACATGGTTCTAATGATAAATTAATTACACCCCATTGTTTTATTGTTACATCTATTTTATTTGTTTCTTGATTCTTCACATATTCCGATAAATTATACGCTAAATGCTTAATCCCAACATCCCATGATAAAATATTCATATAATAAATATATATATATGAATACCTTATATAAAAATTATTTATGTAACAACATCAAAATAAGAAATCGATGCTTCTGGTAAATTACAATTATGATAATGTTTTCTACAAACTGCTCTATACAAATCTTCCGCTCCTACTTCAACAATTTTATTATTATTTACTATTTTTTTACTAAATATTGCTTCTGAATAATTATCTCCTGTTTCTTCTTCACATTGTTTGCAAAATGCATTTAAAAATACAATATCATCTACATGCGGTAATAATTTATATATATCACCAAATAATTGCTTTTTAGCACAACCATTCAATCCCGCTACATGCACTTTTTTTGTTTCACACCATTCTACTGCGTATTTATACAAATCTTCAAAAAATTGTCCTTCTTCTATCATAATAACATCATAATCTTTTACTTGATCTGCAATCTCTTCTAATTTAACACATGATACACATGGTTCTGAATTACCATTATGGGTTACTATTTTAGATTCTGTTGAATAACGATTATCCATACTCGGTTTTACAATAAATATCTTTTGTCCTTTTTCTTTATATACTTGAATATAATATAATAATCTTGTACTCTTACCAGAAAACATAGGACCCGTAATTAATTGTAAATAACCAGCCATTTTATAATAAATATATATATATTATCATTTATATATATCAATTTTTGTTATGCATTATACACTTTTAATAATTCCATCCATTTCTCTCTATAAATTTCGACATCTACTTCTTTACCATCCATAATTGTTAGTCTTATCTCTTTAGCACAATCACTATATCCAAATCTTTGATGTGCTAATCCTAGTTTAAATCCATACCATTTATCTACATTGTGTAATTTTTGCCAATACATATCTGTATGATAATTATGATTTTTAGGTTCTTTCTCTAATAATACTAAT